AATCAAATTTATTAATTTTTTCTAAATTAAGATTTGGATTAGCTAAAAACCCGTCTTCAAACAAATGATATTTGAATTTAACACTATCACCACTATACTGTATATTGTTAGAGTTAATCGTTAAGTTAACTTTATCCCTATCTAGGGTATCTAACACACGAGCTAACTTTTTTATATCAGGTATATTTAAAGTATCTTCAAACTCTGATGGGATAGCATACTCGCAATAAAGTATAAGGGTATTATCTATACTAGATACTAGACTGGTTAATTTATCCTCTTTAACATTAAGAATTGCACTATCGCTTATTTTTGAAACAGTGTCTAAAAACGTTAAAAATTCACCCTTTTTTGGCAACTTTAGCTCTTTTTCCATTATCTAATTTTAAGCTAATTTGTTTTAAAAGCAAATTTTGCTCACGTACTAAATCAATTAGCTTATCTAATTTAGAAGGTTCAGATAAATTAAACTCTAATTGATCTGAGTCAGTAGTAGGGACTGGTGCGGGTTGCACTGGCTGTGTTGGTTGTGCCATAGCTAATTCTTGAGCAGCTTGCTGAACATCAACTACCTGTACACCCTGTGGTTGTGGCGGCTGGGCTTCAGGAGGCGAGGCAACCGGCTCCTGTACAGGAGCCGGTGCCGGCGCGTTATGTTGCTGTTGTTCAGTAGGTGTCCGGATCACCTCCTCAAATCTTTGCTTTAGTACGTGTGATGAAGGTTGAAGATTTCCAGATTGACCAACAAGCATTTGGTCTTGTTTATGAGCATCTCCATAAACAGTTCCCATAAACTGTAAAACGGCTTTTTTTTCTTCGTCAGTCATTTTTAAAGGTCCTTAAGAAGGTCATCAATATCATCTTCAACAGTATCACCGCCAGAGGCAGTTGCAGCTAACTCGGGCTCTGGTTCTGCTGGAGTCTCTGTAGCAGTGCTAGATACTTCTGAAGCACTATCCTCTGTCTTACAATAATAATGTTCGTTAAGCATTTCTTTAAGCTCATCAAAAGTCTTTAAAGTAAACACTTCACTCAAATTAAACACATTATCATAGATATCCTTTTGTTCATCTTCAGAAAGATCAATCTTACCAGCTGTTGTAAAACGAGAAGAGACATAGGTTGGATAATCTCCTTGCTGTTCAACCTTGATCTTAAAGTTTACACCTTCTGATCCGAGATCAAAAATACGAGCACCAAACTCTTCAGCATCTTCCCCTTCAATAGCCTCAGTAATAATTTTTTGAAGCTGTTTACCATAACGAAGAAGCTTAACCTTACCGTTATTTTCTGGATTTGAAGGATCATCTACAACATACACATTAACCAACCACTTTTCCAGTCGGCGAACTGCGCTCATTTTCTCTTTTTCTTCTTCCGTACCGGTGCGAAGAACACGAAAGCGCTCTTCAGCAATCGGATCGCGATCCCCAAATGTTTGCGGGCTGAGAGTCTGAACATATTGCCCTGTTGCATAGGATACCCACCCATGATTGTAAAAATGAAAAAAGGTTTTACTTGGATCTTTAGCGTATGGTAATAGCCTTACCGTGTAAGTATTACCGGGCTTGGTCTGCATAATTTCGTTAAAGGTTGCAGACCCCTTACTTTCGGAACTTGCTAAAGCATCCTTAATTGACTGAAACATTGATGTATTAAACGCACTCATACACTAATTATATGAACTGTTCAGTATAGTTCAACACATTTTTATAATTTAATATTAGAATTAGCGTTTAGGAACTTAGTTATATACTTTGATTTGGTTATTGAGGGTTCAAAATCAATGAACAATTTAACCATTTCGTAATTACTCTCTAGGGTTAAAAGCTCCTTTAAAATATCTCTTAATTTTTTTTCCTGTAAAACTAGAATAAATATGTTCTGCAATGAGAGCTTTTTTCCTTTAAGCATAGTACAAAACGTACAAAAACATAATAGTAGATGCTCTGTTTCATCATGTATTAGGGTTTTAGACGGGTTGGGAGATATATTACTTATTAACACGGTAAAAAGGTTTTTGTTAGGTTAGCAAATTGTTCAGTAAGAGCACCTCCACCGGCTGCAGCATAACCACCGCCGTTACATAAATTTTTAGCCAATATACTTACATCTGCATCACATTCCTTATGCCTTCTAAATGAAACTGTGTTGGCTTTGGTATTTACAACAATACCAATATCAGCATTATGCTTATTAATTAAAAAATGAGCTACCTCGTTAACTGCATAATTACCAAACGTTGCAATCACATTATAATTTTTAATTTTGCCTTTAAATACTTGAGCATTTTGTATTTGCTCCTTGAACTTTTTAAAGAATAACTTTATAGAATTTTTTTCTAGAACAGTATATTCCCTAAACCCGTTTAAAAAAGAGTCTATAAATTTTTCAGCTTTTGGATTGTTTAGACCTCTGTGTATAGCATTTAACTTTAATGAATCGATATTGTGGATATTGTAAGCATCATACTCATTAATAATATTAACTAATTGCTGCTGTTCGTTACTTAAGTTAAGTGCTGCTTCAAATTTTTTGCAAACTAGTCCCGTACAAGAAGAAAATTCCTCTATAACAGTTTTTGCATTTTTATATAATCTCTTATTTTTAACGTGAGCTGTATGATGATCAATAACAACAACGTTAGATTTATCAACTATCTCAATAACTTCAGGCGTGAGATCTAAATCTAGAATAAAAATTTTATCGTAATGATCGAGTGTTCCTAATACCCCTTTAAACTTGCCAGATATTGTTGATTCTGAAACTTCGTTAATTAAAAACGTTTTAGCTTTAGAGCCATATAACCATTTTATAATTAATGCTGCACCAGTACCATCCAGATCATTATCGGTCCATACTAATATATTCACTTTTATCCTATTTATAAGGAACTTTTTATGTTGCAAGTCCTGCTAACATATTAAGGGTATCATCCATACCCTCATCTATTTCAATATCATCAGCTTGATCAATTGTAAGAGTAGAATAATCAATTCTCATTGCTTGAGTTATTCCTCTCGGACCATATCGATTTTTCATCATACCTAACCGTATAATTCCAATTCCTCTATCTTCTTCATTTTGAAAAATCGATATGATAGCATCAGCAGTAGCTGCTAATCCAATGGATTCTGAAATAGTTGCTAAGTCAGGGTTATCAGTGTCAAATCCTGCTCTATTTAACTGCGTAGCTGAAATAATGGGGCAGTTAAACAAGTAGCTCATTGCTCGCACTTGTTCAGTTACATGCTTAATACGCTCATATGAGTTATTACCTACTGGAGAATGCATTAAGTTAAGGTAGTCTAGTACAATTGCATCGAGCTTAATACCCTGTTCTTCAAATTTTTTAACAAATGCTTTAAGTTGATTCGCTGTAATAGTTGCAGGGGGAAACTCCTTAATAAAAATCTTTCCTCCCTGGTCATTCATGGCCTGTTTAATACTTGGCGTATTATTAGCCATCTCTTTCATTGGAATTTTTGTAACATTACTACAAATACGTCTAGCGTATAACAACTCTGACATCTCAAGTGTAACTAACAATACATTTTTACCTTGCTCAGCTATATTACTAGCAATATTACCGAGAAAAATAGACTTACCAATATTAGTCTCACCGGCAAAAACATATAACGCTTTACCTGCCTCTAAAAACCCGCCTCCCAGACAATTATCTAGCCACTCCCATTTACTTGGTACGTATCTTTCAACGGAGTTAAGATCATCAATAAGCTTATCAACATCGCCATATAATTCTAGCCCTAAATCAGTTACCAAATTAATGTTACATGACTTTTCAAATTTATCTAAAACAACAGATGTGTCGACTTCACCGCTAGATACATCTTCAGCTACATTAAGCATTGTATGGTATACAGCCTTTTCCTTAAGAAACCGTTCCGTATTATCATAAAGCTCTTCTTTATCTAAATTTTTATCAATATCATTAAATGACTTGACTAAACCTTTAAACGATTCCTTTTGCTCGTCAGATACTAAGTATGACTTAATTTCGGTAGTAGTAGGTAGTTTATTTCGCTTTTCAGTAAAGTCTTTAATTATATCAAAAATACTAGCAATTGCTTTATCCTTAAAATATTCAGGTTTAACAAAGTCAGCAATAGAAGCAAGATACCCACTATCTGTAAGAGACTTATAAATAAGAATATTTTCAAAATAATCTAAGTCTAACTTACTCACACCTTATAGTATAATATATTATTTTGATTTCCACTTATTTAGAAACCATTC